AAGCCATCGCCGCAGCCGTGTACAACGCTGTAGTTTCCGCCCAGGCGCAGCAAGCGGACAGGCCGATCCAGATCAATGAGACGATTAATCTTGACGGACGCGCGGTATACCGGAACCAGCGGCAGGTAGAGCGGGCCCAGGGCTACCGCATGACTACCAGCACGATTCCCGTATAAGGAGGAAGATTATGGCATGGATTGAAACAGACGGAGG